TCAATCCCGAATCACCTTCTGATGATCACACTGTGCTTTTGGCTAATGAGCCTAGCAAGTTTGCTGCTTGGGTTAATTCTGTCTTACCTGACTATGTATCCAAGTCTCCTTCGACTAAGAAAATATTGGCTTTTGTTTTCTTTTTGGTTGGTTGCGATCTTGTTCAAGATGCCAGTCTTTGGAAGATGTGGGCCGATAGAATAGATTGGCCAGTGTTTGAAGGTGTTGCGACTTTCTTGGTTGTCGCTCAAGGTGCTGTCCAGGCAGTCCTTTCTATGTTGGTCCGTTTGGGAACTGCGAAGTCGTGGAGAGATGTCTTTGACTTGCCTAGTGATGCCAAGTTTATTGCTGGTGCAAATGAGTTGCTGTATGTCATAGTCGATAAAGACGATGTGGCTGAGGTTATGCACAAGATTGATATTGCGAATGAGTTGATAAAGTCTAGAGTTTATAAGACGAATGACTCCAATATCAACCGGCTTTTGGACAAATTGCGACAGTACGTCGTCGATAAGACACGTTATGTTGCTTCCAATTTTCCAAGGCCCGAGCCTTTAGTTGTTTGGCTCAACGGTGATCCAGGTGTTGGCAAGACAATTCTTATTGACAGCATAATAAACACGTTTGCCATTAGGCGTGGCTATTCGCGTTTTGAGGGCGATGTCATAAGAGTTGACATGAAGGATAAGTATCCTTGTAGTTCCGGTATGAATCCAAATGCAAAATATCTTGTTGTCAACGACTTAGAAGCTGATTTCTCTGAGTATCCTAAGCAGGATCTCATGGATTTGAGTGTTTTTTGTCAGAAGGTGATAGACACTTTTCCTTTGTATTTTCGTGGTGCCGCCATAGAAGACAAAGGAGTTGTTTTGCCTGATATCGAGGTTCTCATTATTACGTCTAATCATGTAAGTTACAAGTGCGCTGGAGAAACTGAGAAGTTACAAAGGCGTCTTGAAGATCAGATGATTTACGATGTTAGGATGAGGGATAAGGAAGGAAGATCCATAGATTTCAAGAAGTTGAAAGGTCTTTCTCAAGGTGATCGCAATGACTCTATCTATTTTTCGAAGGTTGATGTTGAGTGCAAGAACAAGTTTGTCAAATTCACTCCTCGCGATAATCCAGTGTATCACTATGCTGGGTTTTTCCGAGAGTTGTGGAGGATGATAGATGAACACTTTGCTCGATGTGAACTTGAGAAATTCAAATTCAAAGATCCTTCTCAGATTTGTGCGTGTGGAATCCCAAAAATTCTTCACTATGAATCTGGAGGTTGGAAAGCTTTGAGTCATGTCTGCGTTGGTTTGGATTTGCCTGTTCCAAAAGTTGAGCCTAAAGTTTTAGTTGACCCAAATGTTATTGATCTTCGAGAAACCTCTCAAGACACTAGCCTGTTGTCAGCTCCTGCTATGACTGTTAACTTTTGGTTTGGTTTTGTTTGTTGCTTTTCACTCTGGTGGATGTTCGTCATTAAATGGCAGGACATCATCGATTGGATTGCTGAACAATATGCAGATCGTGTGACCCTCAAACTCTTGGAGTCTCCTTGGTTTGACCGGTACTTGGCTTTGAGAGCTAGGTATGATTCGATGACGCCTCATGTGATTGAAGTTGCTAGAGTTCACAAGTTTTTCCTTAGGCTCAAACGCTTTTGCAAAACTTACTCGAAGCAAATTGCTGTTATTCTTGGTGGATCTATCGGCGCTGTTCTTTACCAGATGACGAAGAAACCCAAGAGCTCGCTTCTTGGTAATGCCATTTTTGAACATCAAGTCGATCCAGCGTCTATCCAGACCGTGGTCGAACACCGTGAGATGGCATTTGCTCCAGACGTTAGACGTCAGTGGGGTAAAAGCGAGGGTGATATAAACACCATAAAAATCCTTACTCTTGGAGTTGGTCATGCTGATCTGATTAAAAAGATTCAAGCTAACCTTTTTCATGGTAAGTTGTGGGTTGAAGGTGATTCTAAGCCTGTTATTGTGCTCGTTATGAGTCCTGATTTCATCTGTTTCAATAGACATTTCATTTACAAGAAAACTGGTGAAGTTTGGAAGAATGAGTACTATGATAGGTTTGATTTACAAATTGGTGACATACGTGTTGCTTATGAGTTTAAAGATCTCTTTCTCCCTAAAGGAAGCGAAGTTGGTTTCTTGAAGAATCACTTTAAACCTCATTGTGCTCCATTACACAAGTTCCTTGTCGAATCTGTTAGTGGTGCCGTTGATGTTACTGTGATTAGTCCTGATTCTTGTTACTCTGTTCCTGCCTTTAAGGCTCCTTTCTTTGACCCTCTTGGTGGAGTTGATCCTGAATCGACTTATTCTTGGAGTGCAGAGGCTAGACCTGGAGTCTGTGGTTCTGTGGTCATTGGTGTGGCCAAAGGTGGATGTTTCTTGCTTGGAATCGTCTCGTACGGTTCAGAACGATTAAATCGAGTTGGTTGCGCTCCTATGTTGAGAGAGATGTATGAGGCTGGGTGTAAAAGTTATCCTTACCCGATAATTGATACACACTTGCTAAATTTTCCTTTTTCGACTTGTGAGTTGTCTCCAAATTCTGAGTTTAGAAATGTCAGAAGTGATAATTTGTTGCCCCTTGGCACGCTGCCTGGTTCTACTTCGAGCTTTCATTCAAAGATCGTGCGCTCTCCTGTGTATGATGATTTTGTTGGGAATTTGTCGAAACCTTATGCTGCCCCCCAGAAACTTCGAGGTCTCACAGACCAAGGAGTTTGGGCTTCGAATGTCACTCAGACCTTTGTTGGAATACATAACAACAATCTCTCGCTTGACTCGGTGCGTATGCGTGCTATGACTTCTTACTTGAATGATGTGCTTCCCCCTAGCAACCTTACAACTAAGACGATTCAGCTTGCACCCCTCACACTTGGTGAAGCGATCTTTGGTCGAGAATCTGTCGGAATTTCTAGAGTTGAGTTTAAGACCTCCGTTGGTAAAACGTTGAGGGATGCTCTTCATGCGAGAAATAAGTATGATTTGTTTGATGAAGTTGATGGGTTTTTCTACTTTAATCCTGTTGCAAAACGGAAAGTGGATGAACTGATTGACAATTTGGACAAACATATTGTTCCTGCAGTTGTCGTTGAGTTTTCTCCAAAGGATGAAGTTAGACCTGTTGAGAAGTTGAGTGTGTTCAAGACGCGCTTGTTCAGTGTTGCTGATTTTTCTTATAACATTGTCATGCGTATGTTCCTTATGCCTCTGATCACTTATATGCTATCCACTCCACTAACCAGTGAGTGTTATGGTACTATAAATGCTGGATCTAAGCAATGGAATGATCTTGGAAATCATGTTTTTATATGCAGCGATGGCTCCGAAGCCGAGTGTATAGATATGGATTTCAAGAGTTTTGATGCTAGTCATGACATGAAGATGATTCAGCTTGTAGCGATTTTCTTCTACCTTCTTGCCATTAGATGTCATTATGGTCAGAAGGCTGCCGACAAAGTGTACCTCCTTATTTCTGCTCTTAAAGTTCAGGAATTGTACTATTTGTTGGATGTCATTCTCAAAATCAAAGGTCTTCCAAGTGGCGTCATTGTGACTCTTATTCTCAATTCGATTGTGAATAGTACTTTGATGCGTATGGCGTGGATTGAACTTGTTCCTGACATTCCTGTTAGTCAATTTCAAAAGTATGTCCATGCCGCTACAACTGGTGATGATAACGCTTGTGGAGTCCATCCCATCGTTATCGCTCGTTTTAATTTTGCGACTATCAAAGTCAAATATAACGAGTGGGGTTACGACGTGACTCCAGCCAACAAGTCTTCTTCGAACACTGCTACTGTTCCTAAGGATGAGTTGGTCTATCTCAAACGTCGATTTGTTAAGTGGGATGATGGTTTCTATAGAGCTCCTCTTGAACGAGACTCTATTTGGAAATCATTGTGTTTTGAACGCCTTGACCAAGGTACCACTTCAACCCAAAGGTTGCTTGACACGTCTAGAGGATGTCAACGAGAAGCTTATCTTCATGGTAGAGAATTTTTCGATGATGTCCAGAGTCAGTTGTTGACGAGCTTTAGACGTATTCGTTTGGATGGTGCTCTTTCACTCTTTAAGTTTGAAGATATTGATCAAGAGTTCCACAATGGAACGTTTAAGACCTTTGCATGTTAGAGCTTAGGCTCGAAAGTAGTGTTGTGTTTGTAATATGATGTGTTTTTGTGTTGTGTTTGTAATATAGTGTTAATTTGTGTTGTGTTGTGTTGTGTGGGTCTGCTACGTATACCTTATGGCTTCTTCCGTGGGAAGTCGATTAAGTAGCACACGGAAAACCTGGGAGAGCGAACCCAATTTAAGCATCCTCAATACAGTTATGCACGACGCATGAGATGATTAGTCATAAATCTTGTGTTTTAAGTCACCCTGCTGTTTTTGTCTGTTGACCCCAATCGAAAGAGCTGAGGCGCTCTTTTCCCTTATCTATTGCCTTGCTGAATTTAATGTAAATGAAAATGTTTCGAGCGTTAATACGCTTGCTGATAATGCTGACGTCACTGTAGATGACGTGCTGAAGACGGTTGTTCGGGATCTAAGGTCGGATCCTGGTCAACTAACCGAATCAAAGTTTGACAATTGGTTGACCCATCCTGTGTTGTTTAATCACACCTCCTGGACTTCAACCACTGTTCAATCTGTCGTGGCCAAGGATATAATTGCACAATTTTATTCTTCTTTAGCCACCGTTGCGCCTTCAATGGCTAGCAAACTTGCCAATTTCTTGTATTTTCGAGCCAAAATCAAAATTCAAGTTGTTGTCCAAGGTATGCCTGCTGCTGCTGGTCAATTGGTGTTGGCCTTCACTCCTAGAGTCTACGCTCCTTCTTTTGGAACAAC